AGACAGATCAACCATCGTCGCGGGTTATGATGGCGGGGGATGTGTTTGGCTTAGGCGGCGCGCATCATACGGGCGAGCCGTTTTCTTCAGGATATAACTCGTTTTTTGCCTTATGAGACAAGCAGCACTTAAATCAAAAAGTTTTCCTCCTCCTGTCGGGGGTTGGGATACCCGCAACGCATTGGCGGATATGCCGGATGAAAATGCAATCATTCTGGATAATTTCTTTCCAGAGACGGATAAGGTCAGAGTAAGGCCGGGATACGCCTCTTATGCAACAGGGCTTGGGGCCTCGGTGCAAACCCTTATGCGCTTTGTCGATGTGGATGGAACAGAAGAATTATACGGCATAGCAGGCGGCTCGATTTATGACGCAACCGCAACAGGCGCGGTAGGCGCTGCGGTTGTATCCGGTTTGTCAAATTCGCTTTATCAGTACACACAGATTGAAACATCAGCAGGGCATTTTCTCTTTGCCTGCAACGGGGCGGACACCCCATCGACTTATAACGGCTCTTCTTGGGATGTAGCAGCTATTACAGGGCCAACACAGGCAAATTTGATCTGGTGTAACCTGCATCAAAGACGGCTGTGGGTCGGCGAGGAGGATAGTTTAAAAGCCTGGTATCTGGCAGTTGATAGTATTTCCGGGGCAGCGTCTTCGTTTTCTCTTGGTGCTATTGCCAAAAAGGGTGGCTATATCATGGCAATGGGAACCTGGACACGAGATTCAGGTAACGGGCCAGACGATGTGGCTGTCTTTTTTACATCGGAAGGCGAAGCCATTCTTTATTCAGGGACCGATCCTTCATCGGCGAGTACATGGCAATTGATTGGGGTCTTTCAGATTGGCAAGCCTGTCGGAAGGCGTTGCATGATTAAAGGCGGGGCTGATCTTATTTTGATTACTGAGGATGGGTTCGTTGCAGCGTCTCAAATACTTTCTTTGGACAGATCCCAGACATTACGGGTTGCGATATCAGATCAAATCAATTCGGCGGTAACGTCTGCGGTTGCTACCTATGGCTCGTTTACAGGATGGCAACCAATTATCATCCCTAAAGAATTACATTTGATTTTTAATGTGCCCGTTTCGGGAACAGCGGCCCACCAATATGTGTTCAATACCATAACGGGAAAGCCTGCACGTTATACAGGAATACCTGCATTATGTTGGGAAATCCTGAATGATGACGGTTATTTCGGTGCATCAAACGGCACTGTCTATAAATTTGCAGACACAGCAGTAAGTGACGACGGCGCGGACATTGATGCCGATGCGCTTCAGGCGTTTAGCTGGTTTGGCGATCCAGCTCATGAGAAATCATTCAAGCGCGTTCAACCGGTCATGCAGAGCGGGCAGGACCCAAAAATTGCCATCGATCTTAATATGGACTTTCAGATTGAAAACCCCATAGGACAGGTCAAGGTTGCCAGTACAGGGGCAGCGTCCTGGGGTGTTGGTAAATGGGGGATTGGCACATGGGGGTCTGCAACAAAAATATGGAAAGAATGGCATGGTGTGCGCGGTCATGGTCGGGCGGCGGCGATACGGGTTAGATCGTCAACCAGTGCGGCACGGGCGTCATGGATGGCGACAAGCTGGCTCTATACGCCAGGGGGTTTTTATTAGTGCGATTGCATGTTCTTGACACAGAGCATCCTGACAGAATAGCCAAGTGGGTCTCAGACCGGATCAAGTGGTGTGTGGGAAATGATTTTCCGGAAGGCACCCCGGCAATTGGAGTAATAGGCAACAAGGGCCAATTGTTAGCGGGTGTTGTTTATCATGACTATCAGGAAGATTACAGAACAATTCAGATTTCTATGGCGGCGGACAGCCCAATCTGGGCAAGTAAGGGGAATATACGCGGTCTGTTGCATTACCCCTTCAGGCAACTTGATTGTTTCAAGGTCTGGATATCAACCATGCATGACAAACACCACAATATAAAAACATTTGAGCATGTGGGCTTTAAAAGAGAAGCGGTATTAGCGCACCAGTATGGATATAAAAAACATGCCTGGATCGGTAGAATGCTACAGCCCGAATTTGCAAAGCTTTATGAGGATACCTGATGCAGTTTGATCAGCAAAATAGATTGGGGGTGTTAGCGAAGCTTTTGACTGATGCGTATGGCGAAGATATAAAACCCTGGCTGGATGAAACCCTTGCCAATACCCAAGGCAATGCCTGGGATCAATCGGATCAATGGGAGACAGATAACCCTGAAGCCGCAGCCAGGATGCAAGGCATACAGGATGCTGCACCAGGCTTTATCTCAAGGGCCACAGGGGGTCTGACAGCGCGCTTTGATGATGATCTGGTAGGATTGGTTGCAGGCGAAGAAAACGCTCAGAAATGGCGCGATACCCGCTCCCAGAATGAAAAAGATTATCCGGTTTCAGGGGCGTTGACAGAAATTGGTGGCGGTCTTGGCTCTTATGGTGCATTGTCCAAGGGTGTGCAGGCGGTTATGCCGGGTAAGGCTCCATTAGGAACGTTAGATAAGATTTTGATGGGGTCGTCTTATGGCGGGGCTTATGGCCTTGGGGCAACGCTTGACAAATCACAGCAGGAAAGAGACCAGGCGCAAGCGGTTGGCATGACATTGGGCGCAGGCGCGGAAGCATTAGGCCCGGCGATTACCAAAGGGCCTCAAGCTTATCGAAGCGCGAAAAACTTCGTGGGGGAAAAGGTAGACAGCCTTGTTGATCGACTAACCCCGCAACGACAGAATGTCCCGCCTAAACCGAGTGTGAATAAACAAGGCACACCCGTTCAGGTTGATAATTCAAGCCTTACCCCTCGACAGCAGGCCATTGAATCACGCATTGATGAAATCGACATGCAAGCCGACCCCAAGACGTTTTATAGCGCAATGGATCAACAAGGCTTTGATGATCCTTTAATGTTTGCAAGAGCGGTTGCGGAAGGGCGGGCAAGGCTTCCAGGCTTTAATGCGGTTGATGATGTCAATGTGGGAATGCAGCCACCAACACCCAATCCTAACGCTATTCAATTAAGCCAGCCGGAAATTGATGTCATTCAACGCCTGGGCGGGCCGGGCAATCCGTCAGGTCTTCAAGGCCCGAAAAAGGACGTGCTCGACCATATCGTTCCACCTGTTAAGAAATCAATTAATGACGTAGGCGGAACATTAGGCCAAGCCCCAAGCACATTAGGTCCGCCAATCCAACAAGGTCTTGATGACGTGGCACAATCGGTAAAAGGCAATGCGGTTTTATCAGACGTGCTTAAAGGGGTTAAGGACGATCTAACAAACCCAAGCGTTGCGGCCACAGGGGCGGCAATGGCAGGAACGGCAGGGGCTTACAACTATAAGCAGTTCATGGATGAAGTCGAAAGGCGCAGATTTGAAGAACCGCCAACAGCCAAGTCAAAAGAGATAGACGCCTTCTTTAATGAATATACGCAGGACTCGGAGAAGATGGATATCCTTATGGAAGCCATATGGCGCTATAATAATCAGGTCGAAGACAAAGGCTATAACACACCTACCTTTGATCCAGATGTCACAGCCAGACCAGTCGGAGAAGGCAGCTTTAGCCAGTTGCTTGATAGTCTGTATGAAGGCAAGACCAACCTTAAAGAGATAAAACAACAGGCACTGGAAATCGAAATGGAAAGGGCCAGAAAGTAAATGGCTCTCGGTTTACGTGCAAAGCAGGACAGCGAGGGAGAAAAAGGACAATATTTACCCGGTCTGCTGTCGGCGATTTCAAACGGTTTTGCCTGGGGGTCCGGCGGCAATGTGGCGCAATGGACGACAGAGATGGCCAACAAATATGGCCCGATGGAGTTTTCCAATTACGCCATTGACCCCACAGCAGCGGGTAAAACACCACAACAGCTAGGCCAGGAGGCCAAAGAAAGCTATGTGGGGGAACTGGACCGATTCCGCACCGAACGGCCAGTATCGGCTCTTCTGGGCGAGCTGGGCGGCAACGTGGCCTCGGTCGGAACCCTTGGCGGCATGTTAGGGGCTGGTAAGGTGTTGGCTTCTCCGGCGGTGACAAATGCAGGCAAAGGTGCGTTCCTGTCAGGGGTTGGGGCCATTGATGCAGGGGTATATACATTAGGCGAACAAACCTCACATGATCGGCCTTATGATGCCCGTGAGGTTGCAACAAATACGGCTCTGGGGGCGTTATTGGGTCCGGCGGGCGTTATAGCAAATAAGGGTCTGGGATTAAGACAACCAAAACAGGGCTTGGGGTTAAGGGATAAACAGCCTTTAGGTCTAACGGATAGCCTGGGGGCAGATGATTTCAGGAGCTATCCACATG